CTTTTTACATTCATATATTGATGAACAAGATTATAAGCATCAGAGTAGATTAATCCCTTTTTGCTTACCAACATATTAACCGCATCTCGTAAACCTGTACGATCATCTACTGTTGTACTTATTTTTTCGTATTTACCAGTTTTTCTAATCTGTGGGAGAACTTCTGCTGTTACCCACTTTCTAAAACGGTGTGGAACAGACCCTTTTTTAACTGCATCACGACAACGTAAAATTAAAGTGTACATTCCACTTTCTGATACGATATTTATTTCGCTTCAAAATTAACTCGTTGATCAAGCCCTATGTTAAACATAGCCCTTTCATCTTCGTCTAGATTCTCTAGGGCTTGAGTAGGATTTTTAATACCTAATATTTCACAAATATCTTTAGCAATAAACCAAGGTTCATTATTTATAGAAACTACACGGATTGAGGATTCTTCAAAATTGAATGTGGAAAGTTGAGTTTGAATTGACATAATTGCCTCTGTTAATTTTGCGAATAATAATTGCAGTTGTCTTCATCATAAAGATAACTGGCGATCGAGCGGTTCGCAAGCTTAACAGTAAGCTGGAGTTATTCCCCGAAGGTATTGTATTCCTCGCCCACTCGATCATAGATTGTAATTACCATTTTTTATGCCAAAAATTGTGTAGAAAAGAAAAAGGAGAAACACAAATTTTAGATACAAAAAAACCGCATTGGATTTTGGTTGCGGATTACCGCTGTTAAGGTTGCGACACCTTGATTTAAATATTAAATAATAATATGGATCTTGTCAAATAATAAACCAATGAAATATATTTATTACTTGTATTACACTTAATACATTCTTATAATACCTTGACTACAAACACGAGGACCAAAATATGACCATTACAGTAAGATTGCCTGATGAATTACAACAACGCTTAGATCATTTAGCTAGGGAAACAGGAAGAGCAAAATCTTTCTACATTAAACAAGCTCTAGAAGCCTATTTAGAAGATTTAGAAGATTTACTCTTAGCTAATGCAACGTTAGAACGTGTTCGTTCAGGCAAGGAAAAAACATACACCTTAAAGGATATAGAGAATGAACTCAACTTGGACGGTACTGTTCGCTGATACAGCCAGAAAACAACTTACCAAACTTGCTAAGAAAAATCCTCAACAAGCACAACGTATAATAAATTACCTTAAATCACTTCAAACTCTGGAAGATCCAAGAGATAGAGGCAAAGGTTTAGTTGGTGATTTATCTGGAATGTGGCGTTATCGTGTTGGGGATTATCGTATTATTTGCCATATTGATAATGGAGAATTACTTATAACGGCATTAGAAATTGGTCATCGAAGAGAAATCTATAATTAATAACGTTTAGGTAATTTGAATATGCACAATCCACCACATCCAGCAGAGGTTATCCGAGAAGATATTTTACCTGAACTCGGTTTAACTGTAACAGAAGCTGCTAAACAATTAGGCGTGAATAGAGTAACCTTTTCTCGCTTACTAAATGGTAAATCAGGAATAAGCGCTGATATGGCATTACGCCTACACGCTTGGTTAGGCGAAGATAGCCCAACGCCAGAAAGTTGGCTACACCAACAAGCTGATTATGATTTATGGAAAGCTTCTCAAAAAATGGACTTCTCTGTTACGCCTGCCTTACAAAAAATCTAATGATAAAAAAGCCTGTCTTTGTAAACAGACTTTAAAACTATTCTTTTTTGTTATTTTTGCGATCTAGACCGATAAAATGATATTAACCAGATTACATTTTTATACTCTGTTTACAACCACCCTCCTTTTCGATAAGACTTTCCTGTTAGCCAACTTGCATTCTCTTTCATTGCGTTGACTTTGAGAGGTAACTCTTGCTTTTTTTCTACCACACTTGCTTCAGTATGGTCTGTGGTGGAATTTTTTAAAATATTCGGGTTAATTTCGGGTAATTTCGCCCAATCAGGTACTTGCTTTTCATCACCCCATTTGATCCGTTCATACCCCCGTAAAATGGCGATAGCATGAGCATAACAAAATAAGTCAAAGGCTTCGTTATTGCCTTTACCTGGCTTACGCCATTTGCCATCAGAACCGCGCTCCTCATAAACCAATTCATCAAAAAACCATTCGCCTATCCAACTTGGGAAATGTATATAATTTGCCCCTTCTGTTTGACATGCTAAAGCATTATTAATACGATATAGAAGCCAAAGTAAAAGGATAATATGGCATTCCGCCTAAAACTATTGAAAATTTACCTGATAATGCAATGATGAATATTAAACTTTTATAGGAAAAAATATGAAAACCATTCAACAATTTATTGACCGAAATAAAGATACCTATATCAAACACGCACTTGCAGATAAAAACCTAATTGAAAAATACCGAAATATGTATCAAGGAAATTCTTATTTTCCTGAAGAATTATTATGGATTTGGGAAAATATGGGATTTGGGATTTATGAAAATGGTTTTCTACAAATGGTAAATCCTGATGAGTATGAGTTTATTTTTGAGTATGTAGATAAATTATTAGAGCCTACAATTGTTTGGGGTATTACTGCCTTAGGCGATTTATTAGTTTGGGAAGGAAATGAAAATTGGACTATTGCACCAGATGAGGGTAATCGATTTTTTCTCATAAATGTAAGAAATTGTAAGCGTGGAGTTATTGGAGATATAGATGGCACTCTTAATACATTTATTGGACGAGAATTTTGTATTAAGGATAAGGATATGTTCGATGCCAAAATCTATTTAGATAATAAAGACAAACTCCCAAAACTCAACTACGGCGAATGTTATGGCTATGTCCCTGCTTTAGCATTAGGCGGTAGCAAATCCATTAGAAATCTCAAAGTGGTTGATGCTAAAGCCTATATTCATTTAATCGGACAAGCCGTTGGGAAAATTATTGATTATGGTGAGTAATACAAGCGTTCAAATTCTTCATTCCTTTTGAATAATATGAGATTTCATCAAATCGCTCAAATCATCGCTCACACAGGAGCATATTTCACGTTACGAAATACGCCCCCTTTCTCTTGTGCATTTCCCCAAAATAATGGTGTCCATCGCTTTATCACAGCTAAAAACAAAATCACCAAAGGCGACCCTATCGATGTTCTTTCTGGGCAAGTCGTTGAGCAACGCACTGACTTTAAGATAATCTATTTGTAATAAATACAATGGCACATCACCTCGTGCCGAAGCGTGTCGATCTGAACGACTAGTATTATCGGGATAAGTTTTCGTAATCAATTTTTGTCGCTTAGTGCTATCTCCTTTCACCAAATAGACTTTCTTGGCAAGTCCTTCTCTGCGACATTTTCGCCAAAATTTATAGGCATTATCTGTTACACCTTCTTCACCCCCGCTATCTACTGCCATTGCTAAAATTGGCATTTGGTATTGTGGTTTACTCGCAAGCGGGTAGTGTTTAGATAAGACATCTGTAATTAAAATTGCCCAATCATCAGGATTGCGAGGATCGATTTTTTCAATTACACCATCGCTATCTGGTAATGTATGAGAAATATTGTAGCGATCGATTAAACAACGTTCGCCATTTTCACCATAACCTACAATTTGCACCACAAATCGACGATTCCGTCCACCTTGTACATCTACTGCAGCAATCAAGAAACGACATTGATCTGGAACACTTTTCTCATCACACTGTTCTCTGCGTTCCATTAATTCATCTGTTCGGCGTTGTTCTAACGCTGAACGTGGTAGATAAGGTAATCCCCAGTCAGTGTTGATAACTGCTTTGAGCGTTTCTTCACTGCCTGTTAACTCATATTCCTGTTCGGCATTGAGGAGCTTATAGGTCAGTTGCGCCCACGTTTGATATGCAGCAGCAGGACCTTCTAACCAAAAAGAAGCAATGCGAGACTTACGCCCTATCCCATGAATGTTACCTTGCTTATCAATGTACTGCCCTTCTTTTAACCACACCCCATTGATATTTAACTCACGCTTCATTTCTGGGCTAATAAGCTGTTGACAGTGTGGACATTGTAATCTGGCATTTTCACTGGCTTTGACAAAATCCATCTCATCACGAAAGCCAACCATATTTACCATACTTGGCTGAAAATATTCTGAACAATAAGGGCATTGCCAATAAAAGCGGCGACGATCACCTCGGTTATATAAACTCAATATACCTGTTGTTGGTGGCGCTTCGTGATTAGATTTTGGTTGATGTTTAATATCAACAATATCTTTACCTGGGGAACTCTCAACAAGTGTCATTCCTGCTGACATAAAAGTTGTAGTACGTTTTGATGCAAGAGAAAAACCATCCCCCTCCCCGTCAATATCTTCTGACCAACGATCATAATCCGTTAAAGCTACATATTTGTAATCCGATGAAGACAAAACATTGATTGATGGCCAACCAATTTTCAGTAAATTACCTGCTCGAAAATATTTGTCATGAACATTATTGTCATTTTTTCGTGGGCTAAGTCGTTTAGCAATTTCGAGAGAACAGCGGAATGTACGATCTAATCGTTTTCGGCTATGCTCACTGGCTTTTTCTTGTGTAAGTTGTACCAATAAAAAATCCGACGGATCACAAATAATTGAATAACTAATTCCAGCCATCGATCAAACCAATGGTTTTTCCCGTTCGGGCAGGACCAACAAAAATTACTGCATCATATTCACGAGAGCTTAGGCAATCCATTGGTTCAAGAATATAAGCTGCTGTATGTTTATCCCACTTAACCGAATTACCACCACCAATCGGTACTCTCATATATTCCGCTACCGCCTCAGAAACATTCATTCGTCTTGGTGCTTTTATTGCGTTAGCAATATCTCGGCGAATATCTTTTGCTGATGCAAACATTACTCTTCCTTATGTTCAGTCTCTTGAATATGCAATGCCATTTGATCTCGAATATCATCAATAATTTGTTGCACTCTTATCAAGGCACTAGGAGATAAACCAGCATCTCTTTCTAAAATATCAGGTAAAGTTTCAAGTTGTTGTACTACCGCTTTCGCTAAAATACTCATTTCTTGGGCGACCTCATAAGCAGGGATAAGCTCCCCAGTCTCCCTCTCATACTTTAAGCGTTCATTTTCAGCTTGCCAAAAAGATCGTCGATCATTAGGCGACATTGAATCAACATCTGCTGTCCTCTTTTCCTGCAGTCCTAAACGGATTAAATCCGCAAGGAGATAGAGCTTTAATTTGCTATTACTCCCTACACTTGGTGTCAATCCTGCCACACGTTGAGATACCGTCTGGCGGTGCATTCCGACTAATTCAGCAATCTGGTTAATGTTTAATTTCAGATCGTGTAAGTTTTCCATGGCTCGTATCTCAATCCCCTTATAAAAACTAATTCAAACTAAAGCAAAAACAACAAGATGATGACGCCTAGAAAGTCAAAAAACTGCCAAAAACCGCGAGTCCGTAACCCCGTGGAATAGCTATCCCCTCAGGAGTACCTTTTAATGTTGAGCATGTTGCACCTGCCACTCTCTGATTCTATCAATTCAATTCAATTCAATTCAAACAAATATCACGTTCACGCTTGAGTATCACTGCATACTGAGCTACATTACCGTAAGTACGACCGTACGGTCTAAATAACTAATTAGTATCGCAGGGATTTGTGGCCTAACAATTGTTACTGGCTTACTTGCGCAAGAACTCAATAATATTACGAGGAGCAGCACTGTTATACGCATCACTTGCTTTGTCATCTGCTGATATGTTTTTGATAACATCATCTGATTTGCTCCTTACCTCTGATTCTTGTTTGCTTAATTCGAGTGTCAGCTTTTGATTATTGACCGCCTCTGCGTGTAATCGGATAATCGTTGTACTTTGTGTCGCTATTGTGTCAGACTGTTTAGCAATTTCGTTTTTTAAATCTTTTATCAGTTGATGTTGATACACGACACTAACAAGTAACAATGTCATAATCGCTATCACATATAGCCATTTATTTGTTGTGAACATATCTCACCTCTCAGGATAGGATTTACGGCTTAATTGGAAATGTGGACCGTCGTAAAAAATACGCCAATCTCCACCCCATTCAACATCAATATTCAAACGTTCACTGATAGATTTGATTAACTCGGCTAATGCTTTAAATTTGGCTTTGTTGTTCCAGTCAATAACCGTTTTTCCGCTTGCAACTGTGATTGGAGCTAAATCAACGGCGTGTCCAGTTAAGTGACGACTGTTCATTGTTTTGCTTGCCCCGCTTTTCACCAGTTCTGCCTGTCGTGCTTTACTACGTTTCCCTTCAACGACCATAAAATCAAACTCTGATTCAGAGATTGCAGTACGCACAACTTTTACTAAGTCAGGATGTACACCTACAAGTCGCATTTCACTGGTTGTTGAAAATTTAAACTTACTCATCCTTGCTCACCTTTTTAGCAATAAATTTAAATAAAAACTCTCTTATCTTTTCCGCACCGATAAAACCAATCATCCCACCGATAAAGGTTGATAAATTTTCGTGCAATCCAAAATGATTTAGTAACGACATACACGAGAGTGTTAATGCTCCACATATCGCTCCGTCTAATATCCGTTGACGATACGAACTTTTTTGTTGCAAAAACCAAGCACGTAACATAGACATAAAAAAAGCCATCACGAAACCCGCAATGGCATTGTAGTTTTGTTGGAGGTACGCCCAGATAATGAGCCATACTCCAGGATCTTTGTCTGGCATTTTCATTTCTCCACCTCCATTTCAGAGGCAATAAAAAACCCCGACCGTTTCCGATCAGGGTTAGAAAAAACATCTGTGCGTTTCAAGCGTGCAAAACCGCACTATAGCTAATAATATATACTTTTAGTCTAGACAAATCAACTATATTTCTTATTTTTACGCAACAGCAAAATTAAATGGTTTGATATGATGTTCTCTTTTCTGTTTTAATTCCCATAAATCATAATCTGTCTGTAAAGACAACCATAATCTTGCTGTACTAATTCCCGCCTCCTCAAGTGCAATAGCTAAGTTCGCTGTCATTGCAGTTTTACCATGCAATACTCTTGATAAAGTTTCACGAGAAAAACCAAGATGGGTTGCTAATTCAGACACTTTTATTTTGTTCGGTTCAATAAAACCATCTAATAATACTTCACCTGGATGTGCTGGTTTACGCATAAATACCTCCTTTAATGATAATCTTCGTAATTTAAAATAGACGCATCACCATTAATAAATTCGAATGTAATGCGGTAATTTCCGCTCACAGTCATTGAATATATTCCTTTTCTGTCACCTTTTAATTCGTGACATTGATAAAATTGAATAAATTCTTCGACCGTATTAGCACGATCAACAAGAGATAAAATACCATTAATCTTTCGTACATGGTCTTGTCTCAATCCTTTTGTAATTCCTTTTTTGAAGAATTGTTCCAATCCTTTATGTTTAAAACTCTTAATCATATTTTACCCTCTTTTAATGTGATATAAATATATCACATAATTAATCTACTACGCAAGAAAAACACACTTATTTTGACTTAACATTAATTTCAATGATGTTTCTGCTATTTTGATTTGATTGAAATATTGTGCTTTGCAAATCCCAAATCGCTCTAACAACCCAATCTTTACAGGAACACGATCACGATCGAACTCAGTATAAAGTGGTAAACGATAAGCATAAGTCGCCATAAATAAATCATATAGTTCAGGTGTAACTTTTCTCATCACAAGCACACATTCGTCTATTTTCTCCGCTAATGCTTCACTTATAGGCAATATTCTCCGCCTACTCTCATCAATCGGAATAGGAATGCTAATAGAGATACTCGGATATTCCGTTCCTAGACGTGGTGTCGCCCAATATCCCCATTGAACACAAATTTTTTTAATATCATTAAAAACATACTCCATTAATCACCCCGTCTTTTTTGCATTAATTTAATCTTTTTATTAAAAATTCTCTTAATTCGTCTTAAATCATCTTCGGTATATTTTCTTTCTCGATTGTCTGCTTCTATTTCCTCTACTGTCTTAATACCCAATCGTTCAATCAGTCCAACCCTATATTCATGATAGTTGCCGCCTAAATAACGATTACAGCGTTTGCATTGCCCATGAATATTTGAGGTGTAAAAACGTAAATGCGGAGCAGCCCCACGACTGCGATAATGTCCAGCATCAAAGCCACCACCAAGCTTTTCACTAATTAATGGCGTTCCGCACGAAATACATTCTTTATTTTCATCGCGAACACGAATATATCTATTAACTGCTTCTTGAGCTTCTTTTATTAATTGCCCTTTAGTTTTATTTTTCTCTTTTAATGCTGATAATCGCTTTTTGCTTTCTACTCTTGCTTGTTTATCTAGTTTTTCACGCTTTTTACGTGCTTGTTCTTTACTAAGTTTTATCGCACATTCAACACTACACACTTTCTGCAAACTGCTAATAGTTTTTGTGTAGTAACTACCACAAACCTTACATTTATATTGTTTTGGTTGCTTCTTTCTGATCATCTACAATCCTTACTACTTAATAAAAAAGTAAATAATCCCAAATAAAAATAGAAAAACGGTATAAATTACCTTTGCGGTAATAAGTAACACTAAAGATTTACCGCAAAACTCTGCAATTTTTGACTGTTGAGAGGCATCAGCAGATATCCCCACCATTAAGCAAACTATGCTTGCCAAAATTAAAAAGAGATATATTCCAGCAAAAAGTTGAATCATCGTTTTTCCCCTAAATAAAGGTTAAAGTTATCTTTAAACTGAACTCCATTAGCCACACCCCAAGCTGTAATATATTCAATCAAGCTTGCTAAACGTTTTACGCTCATTTTTGCCGTACTTTCCCGAAGATTTATAACTTCCCCCTCAAGCCCGATTGCCATTTCAGCTTGTCCACCACTTGCAATCTTATGTGCCGATACCATAATCATTTTCCACGTTTCTATATCTCGCTTTTTACCTTGAAATTCGCATTGTTTAGCAATGTCACCTAACATTGCGTGTAACTTTGCATTCTGCTCTAACGTGCGTGTCATTGGTTTAATTTCTATCACTAATGTTTTTTCAGCATCGATTGGAAGAGTACGGATAAAATTCAATGAATTATTCCGTACTTGTTCGTTGCGTAGTAAACAACGCTGTTTATGCTCCATAGCCACCATACTTCTTAATAAGATCTAAACTGACATTACGTGTTACAAAATCATCTATCGTTGGATCGAATACGACAATCATCTGCCCTTTGCTGTTGCCTTTAATCTCTTGTTTAGTAACTGGATTGATAAACCCTACTCGCCCACCAGTAATATCTATAACCTCGTTTGCAACGTTGTAGATACACTCTTGATACCAGCGAGTGGATTTATCGTTGTTAAGTAACATAATCACCATATGACCTGCATCTCGTAACTCTTTCGCACGTTTTAAAAATGGGGTAACGTTTGAGTAAGGTGGATTAACGAAAATGCGTAGCTTGGTACAGCAAGTTCCTGCTATCACATAAAATAATCTTTCAAATAAATCATTTCCTAAAAAATCTGGAGCAACAGATTCTTTATCGTCATCGCTCCAAGGTGATTCATCAAGGCATTTATAATTTTCTGGTGCTGGTTCACCAATATAGTGATACGTCAATGAATTCATATGGTTTGCACAACCATCAATATGAATCCAGCCATAGCGTTGTTCTAGCCACTCAAATAAATAACGTGGCGTTTGCCAAGTATCTTTATCAAAACTCATTACTAACCTCTCGCTACTAACGCTTTCAAATTAGCCCAACCTTGTTTCACTTTTTCAGGATCCAGATATTCAACTTTCTCAGGTAATGATCGAGTTGGTTTTGGTAGTACTTCCCCTTTTTCTAAGCGCTTTACCATCTTTTCTAACGCCTCGTTCATTGCTTTAGATTCTTCTGCTTCCGTATAAGATTTCTGGATTGATTTATTTGCAATATCAGTAATCAACCAGTATTCCGCAACGGACATAAACTCAAAGCGATCAATCTCCGAAAAACCACCATTCGCACGAAATTTATTTAAGCGGTGTTTCAATTCATCAGGTGTTGGTAATCCTAACTCGGCGTAATTTTCAGCATTGCACCACGCAATAAATTGCCCAATGCTAGGAAAAAATGGGACATCCTTACGCTCTGCTTGAGCTATCCCTCGCTTAAACTGTGCTGCGGTCGTAACGCCGTTATTTACCAACGCTTCTAACCAAAGGCGTTTCGCTTCTTGATAACTTTCTTCACTGTCAAATGCCGATTTCCATGCTGGGAATATCGCTTTTAAGCGAATAAATAACCGATCAACAAATTTAGCTACGTGCGGTGGAATAACTTGTTCTCCAACTGAGGTTTGTTGATAATTTGGTTCGTTTCCAACTAATTCAGTAAGTTGTGTATTTGCAAA